AAACCCTGCAGGATGTCCTGACCCGGTTGAGATTTTGGGAGGATGACGCCCAGGTGTATTCCGCGTCCGTGGATAAATGGTGGGGCGAAGAACCACAAATAACAATCACTGTGCAAGAAGGATCAGAGCAATGAAACGGAATCCTCACATCATCGTTCAGCAGGTTTGCCCCATGAAGAAAACCGACGACGGGAAATACGAAGTTCAGGCCGCGATTGTACACCACAAAGGAATTATCGCCCGCTATCGCATGGAGTACCCCACGAAACGGCATGCCCGGTGGGCGCAGCACCTTATTTGCACAGTGAAAAATGCTTCACGCCTCCGTTGTTCTGATGAACTTAAAGCCTTGATTGAGGAAGGACCCCGATGAAAACGCCTAAATGCCCTCTTTGCGGCACACCTTTGAAAGCCATACGAGGATATGATGCCCATGGGATAACAACCGATTGGGTTGCTGGTTGCTACAACTGCTTCTTCCAGAGTTCCCATTTTTGGAAAACCAAGAAGGCATGTATTGAAGATATGGATAGGCTTGTTTCCCTGTTCCCTCCCATCATGCGGTTGAAACCCGGCGACCTTATTAAAATCAGGAAATTACCTGATAACTTTTTCGTTATTAAAACAGATGTTGAAAAAGGAGTAATACGCGCTGGCAGCACTTATGGGTACAGCATGTCTTATGTGCCGGAAGATGTTGAACAATGGCCCTGGGAGCTTGAGCAGAAAGGAGGAAGCAATGATATTTGATATTGCGCAACTTATAGTTTTTTTAGCCACCGTCGCCGCGTATGGGTATTACCTTTATTTGATTGGTAAAGTTAAAGGGCTTCTTCAAGCGGTTAATGTCGTTCTTTTACAAAGAAAGGAAGAAAATGAAAATGACGCCTGAACAGAAAGCGTTTTACGAATGCGGAAAATCCGTGGAGTCCGTCAGGGAAACCATTCAGAAAATCCGGCAACACGCCATTCATGAATTTGGAGAGCCATATTACCTTTTGATGCCCTCTGAAAAAAGGATCTTAAGAATGGCAACGGACCTTGCCGGGAAAATCCATACCGTCCGCCAGAAACGGGCCGCGTGCCGGGCGTGGGTGCATCCTATGCGACGGAGATGTTCGAACTGTAAACATGAGCTAACGCAGTACAAGTTCTGCGCAGTCTGCGTCCATGAAGGATGGCCTGTTTACTGGGAGCCGAGAAAGGAGGGGGAATGAAAGCCATTCTTGACGCCTGCTGCGGCTCCCGCATGTTCTGGTTTGACCGCCGCCATCCTGACGTGGTGTTCATGGACCGCCGGGAGGAAACGCACATGCTTTGCGACGGGCGAACCCTGGAAATCAAGCCGGACGTCGTCGGGGACTTCCGGAAGATGCCTTTCAACGACGGGGCGTTTCGCCTTGTGGTATTCGACCCTCCGCACTTGATTCACGCTGGGGAATCATCCTGGCTGGCCAAGAAGTACGGAAAACTGGACCAGAAAACCTGGAGGGAGGATTTGAAATCCGGCTTCCGGGAGTGTTTCCGGGTTTTGGAACCGGGCGGCATTCTGGTGTTCAAGTGGTGCGAGGATCAGGTTTCAACCGCGGAAGTTCTGAAACTGGCCAGCCATGAACCTTTGTTCGGACACCGCCGCGGGAAGACCGTCTTCCTGGTCTTTATGAAATCTACAACCCCCAACTGACGCTTTTTTGATTATGGAATTCATCAACATCCCAACAGCCTTGTTTTCCAGCCCCGAATATATCGGGGCGGAACCCATACAGCGCGCCACCTGGATCTCTCTGCTGGCCTGGTGCTGCGAACAGGAAAACGGCGGCATCATTGAGGGCTGCCGCTCCTGGGGCATGCGCCGCTGGATGCAGACCTGCGGCGTGACGGATCAGGAAATCAGCGTGGAAAACGAACTCTACCACTTTGACGGCGACAATCTCATCGTATTCGGATATCCGCATGAAATTCAGGAAACCCTGAAAACCAAAAGGAAAACCGCTCGTGAAAATGGAAAATTAGGAGGCCGCCCCAAGAAAACCCATGTTGAAACCCACACAGGAACCGACGTGGAAACCGAAGAAAAACCTACGTCGGTTATTTCAGAAACCAACGTAGGAACCGAAATAGGAACCAACGTAGCCCCCTATGTTGAAACCTATCCGAAAACCGTAAGGGAAGGGAAGGAAGGGAAGGAAGGAATTCACCCCCTTACCCCCTCTCCGTGCACCGTGGAAGAAGTCGAAGACCATCTTCGGGCCGCGGCCTTTGCGGGGCGTGTGCGTTTAACCCCCGACCAGATACCGGACTGCGCCACAGCCTACTGGGGAAGCCGGGATGCCGTCAACTGGACCCGCAACGGCATCCCCGTGACCAAATGGCAATCCGACGCCATCAGCTTCGCCACCTCCTACGCCGTCAACCATCCGCCACCCCCTGGGAACGGAGACAAAGACCCTTACAGCAACCTTGAAGAACTTTAACAATCAACAATTTCAAAAAAACATGATCGACTCTCAGACACTCATCGACGCC